GGTAGTGTAGCATTTGATCGACGCCAAGCAAAGTCCAGAAGCATCGATCTTGCGGGGTTAACCCGCGCCCTAACCGCATCTTGGCCCAGTCTACGTGGTAATGGATAATCATGTCCAATAATCCACAGAGTGCACCTATGATGCTAGCTGCGGTGACATCCCAGCCAGTCGTTACATAAAACAGAGTAATGATCAGCATAGTAAACCAGCCATGAATGCCAGCATGAATAATCCCACCCTCCTTGCCGTAGGTGCCTTTTTCGTCAACCATGCGCTGTGATTGCAGAGGGAAATCTGCAATAAAGTGTTTAAGGATAAACGCTGTGAATAATGTTAAGTATTCCATTACAGTTGCTCAATGCTTTCTTTAGTGATGTTAGTTCGTACAACCTTTGCTCCGTCAGTGTACAGACTTTGGATTGCAAACAATGATTGGTCGTAGGCACCTAATAGGTCTTCACTTTGCACAGTTACTTCGTACTCAACAGTGAAGCGAGCAATATATTTCTTGTCACGTTCTAGGGGCTCTGCGTGCGCTGGTTCTTCAAGAATGACAACATCGACGTTATCATCGATTCGCTCCTGGTCTTCAATGAGCGTAGCACTCTTTTCTGCGTATCTGGCAGAAGGGAAGTGGCTGTAAATACAATGAGCTGCGTCATTCATTAAATCTAAGATCATGTTTTCTTCTGAACCTGGGATTGCGGTATACATAACGTTATCCCATGCCTGGTGTGGATGGACGTTTCTACGCCGAGACTCGTCAACGTATGCGTTCTCATACTCTGGGTCGATCCAGGTGACACACCTATTATCAGAGCTCCCTGGAATATGGACGTTGATTTGGTATACACGATTGGTTTTGCAATCATACACGGCGTCAGCGAACTCCTGATCTTCAATGTCAGCGAACTCCATCCACCGCGCGTTTGGACCAAAACATTGCCAACAGTACTCGCTGCCACCAGCCACGCGATGCATAGCCGCTTTCATTACTTTAGCTAACTTCATTTAACTTCTCCCAGGTAATTTCTTTTTCGTAAACATTTGCTTCTAGGGTTATCCAATTGTGGCTCATTGCCTCGACAATAAGTGACCTAACGTTGGCGGGGCACCGATTACTGATACGCCAGTTTGCCCTTGGATACATCATAAGTCCATCCTGCGCAAAGATAAACCAATCTTCTTCACCTTGCTTAATACTACGCACTCCGCTTGGTTTGGTAGTGTTAAATTTCGCGGTGGTCACGTTTTAATACGTCTTTAAGATGTTCTGTTTCTGGGTAACTCGCCGACAACCACTCACCGTAGCTAGTGGCCTGCTCGCTTAACTTAACTAAGTCGTACTTGCCGCAGAACTTCAAGAACTGTGCACCGACCATTGGTCGATTTCTTGGCACTGCGTCAACTTCAAGTGTCGACTGAATAAACGCTTTAATATCTTCTGGTTGTGCAGTAAGGTCAATTAATACACGATTGCGTTCGTAGTCATCTAGTACGCGATGTTCACAGTCCAGGTGATCAGTCCACCGTTGCAGCATTAGGTTGTTCCACGCATACCCTTTGTTGTGTCGATCAGCAAACGCTTCTTGTAAGCCCACTTTGTTCTTGGTGCCTTTAACGCGAACCCCAGGGTATGCAGAAAATACGTTATCAGAACTATCACCACGCATACATTTTTCAAAAAGGATCCACGCTGGGTCCGGAATTTTCTTAGGTTCGTTTGTTTTTTTATCGATAACAAGTTTGCCTTTTTTGTCGAAAATACCACCTAGTGTATGCAGCTCTTCTGATACCCCGTTGTATTGTTGGACATTTGGGGCCAGAAGCTGATGGTAATCACTGTCAGTCGAGATGATAATGTGTTCGTCTTCACTGTGAGCTTGAATAAACCCAGCAATTAGGTCATCAGCTTCTAGGCTTGGGTGTTGCAGCACCGTGCAATTGCTCTTGTTTAGAAGAAATTGTTGTAGGTCGCTAAATGCTTCCCAGAACATTTCGTCCTCTTCTTTTTCCTTTTCGGTTAGTGCCGCCCGAGCCACACTGCGGTTCTTCTTGTATGGCTCATAAAAATCTTTACGCCAACTCCTGCCCTCTAGACAGAATACAACGTGATCAGCTTTGTGATCTCGCCAGGCTTTATTAACTGAGCCTAGTGTAAGGTGAAGGGCGAACCCAATCTTATCCCACATATCGCTAGCGCGGTGGGCAGAGTGTCGAGCACGAAAGAACGTGTTGGCGGTATCAATAATTAGATATTTCATACTACAAATTGTAGCAACTTATAGAAGTGGAGTCAAATAGTGGAGTAAGTAATTGGCCCAGGATTGGTGTGCCTGGTAATCAAAAAACCCGTCGGATGTAGTAAACCCTTGACCAGAAAGCCAGTCTATGTATGAATCTGTGGTTAAGAATGGTTCTTGATTGTGCGCAGTAATCGAAAAGAAAACGTGCGAAACGTTTAATGTATTTAGCATTTCGTGATATTCGGACACTTTGGGCGTGATCTCTGGCCATCCGATTATTACGATTAACTGTTCTTTGAATTTGTTTGATCCAATGAACTTTTGGGCCCCGGCAATAATTCGATCTACAGTGCCACCAGTCTCAGTATCCAAAATCAATCTAGCTTTGAGCAATTTTGCTAAACAAGCACCATATGATGCTTCTTGGTTTTTAGGGTGGGGAGCAGCCCCAAGCCACCAGAGATCAAAGTCATCTTCAGCTTGCCTATATGGTACTGCCGCGTGTGCTGCGGCAGAATGATAATCACCGTTTATGTACAGTATCATTTTAAAATTGGATTTGGGATTTCTAGCTCAAAGACATAGAATTCAGCCTTGTCGCCTTCTTTCTGTCTAAGAACTTCTAGGGTTCGATTGTGTTCGGCTTCTTCTCGAGTAAGATAGAACCCAAAGCCCAGATTGTGTGTGCTACTAGAACCACCATAGCTAAACATCATTTCGTTTCGTTTTACTAGCGAATAAACTTTGAGAGTTTCTGACGGAAATTCTGGTTTCATTACGATACCTCACTATACCCATCACCTAAGTCGCGTCGTTGTATCCCTGATTGTGGCCGCGGATTGTTGGCTTCGTATTGTTCGTAAGTTTCCAAAACCACATGTCGGCAAACATCCTGAAACCACTGGTCCACGATTTGCGCATCATCTTTGCCTTTATATCCTGCGCGAACTAATTTGGCAACGAAAAATTCATTCCAGTCTAACTCAAATGCGCCATTGCCAACATTGTCGGGATCTAGTTCAACACTGACGATGTTCACGTAAGGGTCACCCTTTTCAGTGGCGATCTCCTTAGCTGATTTCTTTTTAGCCTTGGGCTTAGTGGCCTCGGGTTGAACTGCTGGATCTGGTTTCTTCTTAAAACGATCAAATAACCCCATTATTTTTTACCCCATTTAATCTTTAGCCAGATTCGCTCGTGAATGTAATAATCCACACTCAGGAGGATATGTAGTACTGTGGCAAATCCTGTGGCTTCTCCAAGATCGCCAGTGAACAAGTATGTCCACAAAATAGTAAACAGCCACGCAGTCACGCGATAGCTGATCATTCTTACAACGGTTCTAGTATGTGTTTCACTCATATATACTTCCTGTTTGTCCTGGTGCATTGCTGTTAGTACATGCCAGACGATGATCGCTAGCATGTGGGCAACGTTTATTACCACATATCGGGCACACAATCATTCGGGTCATAGCATATGGAATCTGAATTCCGTTTACTTCACCTATGGTATGACCTTCGTGACATCGATGGCACCAACATGTGCGCTCTAGGTGCATCACTTAACTCCGCCACACTTTCACAAATACTACAACACAGACAATTAAAATTGCCGCGTTACGAAATGCTAGCAAGGTCTCGTTGTCCACTGTTGTATCTTTCTTCTTTGAGCTTTAACAGGTACTCAATGGCTGCATCAATATCTTGTTTGTCTGCACTTCCACTTACAACACTGTTAATCATGCCCGCTGTGTCATATACTTCAAATTTAAATTTAACCTTCATTATTTCCCCCATTTGGTTATTAGATTATAACCTGCCTCTTTAATTTTCTGTTCCCACTGCATAGTCTGTTCGTATAACTGTTTCATTTTAACTTTTAGTATCGGGTGTATCATTTCTGGATCAAAGGTGTTAGGGCAACCGTGCCAAAATTGTCCGTGGTACAAGTAAACCGTTTTAGAGTCTTGATCAAAACCGTCAACTCTATATTGCACGTCATTTAACCATACTTGTCGGTCATTTACCCCTATCTCGTCAAGCCAAATGGTTTCACTTTTAGAAACAAACTTGGCTTTGCCTTTACTGAGTGTATTAGTTCTCATCGCTTTTGCTTGCGATATCCTTAACTCTTTATTTGCGGCCAAACCACAATGTGGGCACCCAATCCCTTTTGATAACGAGCCAATCCATTGCGAAAACTCCCCATGTATTGGGCAAATAATTTTGTCTAGTTTATTTCGTTTAGTAGAGAATTCAATATTATC